CCCCATATGTATCTGAATTCATATGTGTTGAATCCATTCTCTATACCAAGTGGTACGATATCTCTTTTTAATCTTTCATCACTAAATATTTTCTTTAATTTTTTTGCTGCTCTTTTTAATCTTCCACCCTTTTTCTTTTTCTTTTTCTTTTTCTTTTTAACTTCTTTCTTTTCTTGGTCTGTGGATGTTGTGTTATTCATCTCAGCAATTTTTTTATTCAAACCATTGATGGCATCAGTTAAACTATTATTTAGTACTTGATTTCGTTCTATCTCTCCATCCAATTCTGCTTGTAGTGCATCTATATCTACACCATTTTCTTCTTCTTCATTTTCTCTTGGGAAGATTTCTAAAAATTGTATATCATCACCAAAGAACTTAATAACTCTATCTGTTGTACCAGAGTTTTGTCTTACTTGTAATCTTACTAATTGATAATCCTCTTCAATGGATTGTCCTTGTTTATCTGGCGATTCGTAAGATAGTAGAAAACCATTTTCATCTCTTATAGGATTAGTGGCATCAACAATAGAACCACTTATCTCCATTCGTTTTTTTGCTTCTTCGGCAGCCTTTAATTGTTTTGCTTTATCCGCATCTATTACTTTAGCATAGTATGGGCTTTTCTTTTTTGCCGTTTGATTAAAAATGTAAGGCATTTTATCTCACCACTTTAAATATGAAGTCATCATCGTATATCATTGAAGTTTGGTCTGCACCACTACCACTAACTACTTTGATTTCAAATCTATAAAATCTTTCTGGTTGGAATCCATCCATCCATAAGTTAAAGAAGTTACCTGTAGAATCACAACTCACAATTGAACCTGTACCGAATGGTATTATTGTATCTTCGGTTTCGGCATCTCTTACAGAATAATAAGTACCCTGTCCTAAACTTCTACTACCACTTGGTAAAAACTTAACAGTCAATGCTGCTGGTGTAGTATCGAATCCACGAGTAGGATATAGTTCACGACCAGTGAATCTGAATTTTACTTTTGATTTTTCCTTGTACTCAGGTTTTAAATTATTGAAATAAATTTTTAATCTATCTAAATCAGTAGAACTCAATGCTGTTAAACTACCAGTAGCGAAACTTGAATCATCCCATTCTACTTCTAACTTAGGTGGATAGATTGTATGTGTTTCTCTTGAAAAATATTTTAATTGACCTTGTGGTGTAGAGTTACCCTCTGCAGAACCTGTAGCAGTTGTTGGGTCAAAGATACTATACATACTCTGTGATGTTACAAGGTTTTGTCTCTTAACAATAAATCCATTGTTTGGATATGTTGAACCACTATAAATATGGTTCTTAACCAAATCACTAATATCCATTCTAATATCACGAGTTTCATAAACTAAATCTTGTGATGAACTTACCTCGTATGCAGCTGCTAAACTTGATGTAAACCAAGTTCCACCTTGTGTTGTACTACCACTAACCCATTCAGTTTTTGTTGTATCATTATCACGATACTTCCAACTAGCACCATCACTTAGTGCTGGGTCTCTATCTTTAGTGCCTGTACCACCTGCCCAACTTCCACTTACCATGTAAGTAAATAAAGATTGTTCTACTGCTAATTCTTCTGAACTAGCATCATATAAATTTAAATAATATTTTGCATCACTTGGAATTGTTCCACTTTGTACTGATGATGAAATATATGAATAATCAAATTTAATTAAAATCCTTGAAGCATTAATTGTAGTACCTGAAGAGTTTACATGCTTTTCCACTTCTAATATTTGGTCTAAACCTGTATTGATTGAAGATGTAACATTACCCTCATAAATTGTTGTGTCTGTTGTTGGATATTCAAAATAATACACTATACATCTCCTATTACTCTACCCTCAATATCTGTATTAGGGAATTTTAGTTCAAATATGCTTGGGTCTAATGATGAATATATGATACCATCTTTTGTTGCTGATTGAACATCGTAAATGTGTCCACTATACCCATCTTCAGTTCTATACTTATTATCCACAACTACTATTTGTTTGTTTGGATTATCGTCTTCGGGTGGTACAACACTTGCCACACCATCTACTAAAGAAATCTTGTAGGCAATATCACTCAACACTATTGGTTGACTAATCTGCCAGTTATCTGTATTGAAATGTTTTTTAACAGCATCAATACATCTTAATAATACTTCGTTCTTGTTAAATCCTCTTTGTGTTATGATACTAAATCTAACACCGATATTAACAATATACCCATCTTTAATATTAATTGCATCTGTTACCATTCTGTATTGTGATAAGTAAACTCTAAGGTTTTGTTTCACAACATCATTTAGTGCAACTAATTTTTTCTTACCATCATAACCCAACACATACATATTTAATGCAAGTGGATTAGGTATCACACTTGTGTTTGGTTGTTTAACAATTCTACCTTGTTTCATAATGGTTTGAGTATTGACTTCTAATTGTTCATCTTGAACTAAAAATACTTTTGCAACTGCACCATATTTTTGTGGTAGTGAATAAACTCGGATAACATAATCTTCTTTTGTTACTGCACGATTCTGTGAAGCAAAATGTGCTGAAGCATTTTGTCTAACCTCTTCAGGTGATTCACCCGAACTACCACCAGTTGCTGGTTCGTTGTTTATTATTGATAAACTATCTTTCGTTTCTTTTACTTTTGTAGAATCTAATCCATCCTCTTCAAGTGATGTACTTAGTGTATCAAGATTTTTGATATCACCACTAACAACATTATCCACTTGAGAACCACCATAAGTATAAGTTACAGTCAATGTAATATTACTTGGTGCTTGTCCAAACGCTTTTGTTTTTAAGAAATTACTTGGGTCAAATGATTCATCAAGTTTAGATAAACCTGTACCAAGTGAACTACCAACATTATCTGGATTAGGTATAATCTCTTCATCTGCATTTGTAGATGTTCCTGCACCAAATCTTAATTCTGTTTTTCCATCACTTCTAATATATCGAGTAAAACGATTTGCAGATTTTACTAACTTTAATAAGAAAGGTGCTGCTTGTGAATTAGCAGATACATCAGGTGAGTTAATAGAATTGTTTTCGATATCTTGGAAGACAGTATCTTGTGCTAAGAAAGGAACTTCATACCATGTGTTTCCATCATCATCCGTTACTGAAGTAATCTCAATAACATTCTCTTTACTTAAAATAATTTTATCAAATTTTATAGCATCACTAAAAACAAAATCCTCAGAAGTTTTAAATCCACTTTCTAATGTTGCTTTTTTTGTAAGAGTATAATGTGTTGGTGTATCACCATCGTTTTTAGAAACCACATCTTTTCTTGTATCAAATGAAGATGAGTATTTAAAATTAACATCATCCATCAATCTAAAACTTCTACCACTCTTACTTGAGAATATACTATCTGCATTTACTTTCAATGCATAATTTAAATCTGGTTCGTAAGTATCACCAACATTAATTGCTGGAACTTGTAAACTTAAATCACATATTGCAGTTGCAGGTGTACTTAAGTTTGGTTTATATCCAAATGATTGTGCAATCTTAAAAATGTTTTTCTTTTCTTCAGCAGAATGTAATAGTGTTTCACGATATTGATTATCAACATAGTAACTCAACATATCACCAACATAAGATGCCATTTCAATAAACATCATACCAGGTGATGATTCGTTAAAATCATTGTATGCGGTTGGATAGTATGATTTCGCAAACTCAATAAGGTTCTGTCTTATTGAACTGAAATCTCTTCCAATATACTTTACTTTCTTCTTTTCTTTTTTAATATTGGTTCCGTATTCTACATCCAAAGCCATTTACTTTCTCCTAACCTGTGGTATTGAAATTAAAGGATATCTGTTCAGGTGCATCCTCATCATCCACATTCACTAAAAATTCTAAGTTTACTAACACTTGATTACTATCTGGTGTTAAGATAATATCTATAGTGTTGATTGATACATAAGGTAACCATTGTGCCAACGCCTCTTCAATTGCTGCTTCTATTCTATCTTCCAAACCATCTTCTTGTGGTTCAAAAATTAGTGAAGTTAATTCACAACCAAATGTTGGTTGGTTAACTCTTTCACCTGGAATAGTTAGTAATAAATTTTTTATGTTTGTGGAAACTTGTTCTCTTATTGTAGAACTTCTTGGAAAGAATCCAGCGTTACCACTTTTATATGTGAGTGGAAAAGTTAATCCAAAGAACGCATCGCTATCTTCATTGATAACTCGTACTGGTGGATTTGTTAATGTTGATACTTTTTCACTCATGGTTTATTACTTCTTTTTAAATTTATCGTGTTTCATTAAATCACTATAATCTCTTGTTAAAGCATTTAATACACTTTCAGGTACATCACCCACATTTAAATTCTTTTCTTTTAAGGTTTGTGCAGCTATCATGTTTCTTTGTTGTTCTTTATCACCACCTGCTGATAATGCATCTCCGTATCCTAATAGTTCTGATGCTCTACTCGAATCAAAACTTCCACCACCCATCGTTGGATATTCATCCATTTCTGAATCACCTTTACTCAATGCAACAGTCTCGTTTAAAACATCGTTTAATGCATCATTACCAGATACAAAATCTCTTTTTTGTCGAACAACTTTTTTGACTGGTTTTTGTTTTGGTGCTAGAGATTTGAGTGTAGAACTTTTTGCTTTCTTATACTCAGTAATAAATATCTCTTTAGCTTGTTTTTTGACCTCTATTCTTACTACTTCTCGAATTAATTTTACGAGTGCTTTTTTAGTCATAATGACCTCCTATACTATATTATATCCTACCGATACCAAAGGTGGGACTGCTGTGATTGTAAAAACAATCTGTTGATGATAAATATTAAACGCTGTTATAAACTGGTCAATTGTATCATCAATCGTTTCATTCATCTTACCTTGTGCATCAATGTATGATGATGTTATTCCTGGATTAGTTACCAATGCTCCTGCAGCAGTAGCACCACCCAACCAATAAAGTTTTAGACCTGTATCTAATGATGTTGATAATGGTACTGCTCCGTATGCACTAAAACATAATTTTAACATTGATTGTAACCCTGCTACATTTCCTGCTGCTAATGGTGCGGGTGGTGCAGTTCCTACTCCACTCACTCCAGTCTTTACACATTTATCATATGATTCAGCAATTACTTTTGCCATATCATCATTATTACTTAAACCTTGTTTGTACTCAGCTCTAAATATATCCCAACTCATTATTTCGTTTTATTTTGTGGACTCTTAATAGTACTTAATGTAGATTTTATTGATGCTAATAAACCTGCACCAGGTCCAACCACTACTGGTCCTGTCGGTGCTAACAAACCTGTTTCTATTAATGTTAGTATATCATTTAACTTTGATTCTAATGTATCACCTAACACTATTGGTTCTACTGCATCTATACCACCTATCTTTGTTATGGGTGTTTCGATAACAACTTCACCTACTGCACTTATACCTACATTCTTATTACTTGAGAACAAAATATCTCCACCATTTTTTGTGTTTAAGATTATTTTATCTGAGTTTAATAAAATTTGTTTACCCTCATATGGTGCTGTAATTAATTTACTTTCTGCACCAAGTGTTGGTTTTAATTCTTGATTAGTTACCATATAAATACTTGAAGCATCGGTATCAATCTTTTCTTCTATTGGGACTTTTGAATCACCCTCTATTGTATGTCCAACACTAATAATCACATTGGGTGAATTTTCATTTTCATTTTTTATATCACTACCGATTCTGATAGAGTTACCAAATCTACCCTCAATAG